AAGAGATACATTATATAATGCTAATGTTAAACCAATTGCAACATTCCCAGGAAGCGGAATCTCAGTATTTGGTCTGAAAACATTACAGAAGAAAAAATCCGCTCTTGATAGAGTTAGCGTAAGAAGATTGTTAATTGAGCTTAAGAAATTCTTAGGCGATACTGCTAAGACTTTAGTATTTGAACAAAATACTATCGCTACTAGAAATAGTTTCTTAGCTACAGTTAACCCGTACTTAGAATCAGTAGTTCAAAGACAAGGTCTTTATGCGTATAGAGTAGTAATGGATGATACTAACAATACTCCTGATACAATTGACAGAAATCAATTAATCGGTCAAGTATTTATTCAGCCAGCTAAAACAGTAGAATTTGTAGTTCTTGACTTTACTATCGAGCCTACTGGTGCAACTTTTGGAGCGTAATTTAATTTACAGATATTTATAATAAAGAATAAAAATGGCAGTACTAGATCCTAACGAAATAATGTTTAGAGCCTTTGAACCAAAGGTACAGAATAGATTTATCATGTATATTGATGCTATTCCGTCCTTCATGATCAAAAACGTAACGGCTCCTTCCTTCAGTGATGAGGAAGTTAAACTCGATCATATGAACACTTACCGAAAAATTAGAGGTAAGAGAAACTGGGAGAATATGGATATGACTCTATATGATCCGATTACACCTTCTGGTGCTCAAGCAGTAATGGACTGGGCAAGACTATCTTACGAGTCTGTAACTGGAAGAGCTGGATATTCAGATTTTTACAAGAAAGATTTGACACTTAACGTATTAGGTCCTGTAGGGGATGTAGTAAGTGAGTGGGTAATCAAAGGAGCTTTCATAGTAAATATGGCTCAAGGATCATTTGACTGGTCTACATCTGATGTAGCTGAGTTGACCATTTCTGTTGCCATGGATTACTGTGTATTGAATTACTAATACACACAACATATAATAAATTAACCCGGATTTTTCCGGGTTTTTTTTTGGTTCTAAAATAAATTTTTCTTATATTTATATATAAACTAGTTTTAATTTAAAGAGTATATGGAAAACAAAAACAAATTTCCTAGCGAAATTGTAGAATTACCCTCTAAAGGCTTATTGTATTCTGAAGATTCACCTTTATCATCCGGAAAGATAGAGATGAAATATATGACTGCAAAAGAAGAGGACATTTTAACAAATCAGAATTACATCGAAAGAGGTGTAGTTATTGATAAACTACTACAAGCACTTATTGTAGACAAAGACATTAAATACAGTGATCTTCTTATAGGGGACAAGAATGCTCTCCTTGTGGCTGCAAGAGTTTTAGGTTACGGTAAGGATTATGAGTTCAATTACGGAGATACTAAAGAAGTAATTGATCTTTCCTTGTTAAAAGAGAAGGAAATAGATGATACCCTATTAAAAAAAGGTAAAAACGAATTCAAATTTACAGCTCCTGCAACAGGAGTAGAGTTATCCTTTAAACTTTTAACTCATGGTGACGAAGCAAATATTCAAAGAGAAATAACTGGGCTTAGAAAAGTGAATAAAGATGCTTCTCCTGATTTATCTACTAGATTAAAGTATATGATTACTGCAGTCGACGGAAACGGCGATACTAAAACTATCAGAGAATTCGTTGACAATCAATTCTTAGCAAGAGACTCTAGAGATTTTAGAAAATATATTGAAAAAATTTCTCCAGACGTAGATTTAAGATTCTACCCTGAGAACGGTCCAGAGGAGGGGGTGGCGATACCTATCGGTGTTACCTTTCTATGGCCTGACGCAGCAATATAGGGTAAATTTATTCACTCAAATACATGAAATAGTGTTTCATGGGAAAGGTGGATATGATTTTGATACTGTTTATGGAATGCCTATATGGCTACGTAATTTTACATTTAAAAAGATGAATGAATATTACGAAGAAGAGGCAAAGCAGTCAAAAAAATCAATGCCTGCTAAGTCAATGCCAAAAGGTCCGGCAATTAGACAACCTTCTTATAGTACAAAGGCTCGCAAATAGCGGGCCTTAACTATTTATACATATATAATACCATCCCGTGGACGATAAGAGAATAGAAGAATTACTAAAAGCATTAAATTCTGCTGGTCAGAGCACAAATGTATTCAAGCAAAGATTAGCTGAAGCTAAAGCTGCAGGTACAGGTGTAGTTAAGATTATAGCGGAAATGGAATCCTCTCTAAGAGAAGCTACGGCTAATGCTCGAGGACTAAATACAGAATTTACTAATATCAGAGCTAACTTAGCAGCTAACCTTGCTGAGATTGCTAAGACAAATTCTGCTATTAACCAAGGGAAAAAAGCTTATAAAGGAATTGTAAGTATAGCTTCACAGCTAGCAGATGAAGAAGCAGGTATAACACAGTATAATGAGAAGCAATTAAAGCAGCTTAATCAAAAAGCTCAAATTAGATTAAGAGAAGTAAAATTAGCTGCTAACCAATTAGCAAATGAAAATGGTCTAGCAAATTTACAAGGGGCTGCTTATGACGCTAGGGTAAAGAGGTTAGAACTGTTGAAACTAGAGCTATTGAATTAACTAACCAACGCTTACAGAAAGAAAAAGAAGTAACCAATTCTATTGGACTCACAGGCGCTGCTCTTAGTGGGGTAGGAAAAATTCTAGAATCTTTAGGTATAAGTGGTCTTAGTAGTGAGATTGACGATATATCTAGTAAGATTAAAAACGATATGCGTAAAGAGATAGAACGTACAAGAGACGTTAATCACAGGCGGCATAAACTATGAAAATAGAACCGCCTCAGAAGCCAAAGCATTATTCGAAACTGCTGAAAAAGAAAAACTAGCGCAGGAAAGAATAATTGATAGTTTAGAAGCAAGAGATGAATTAACTAAAGCTGAATTAGATCAATTAGAAGCAGCCAAAAAAGCAAGACAAGAAAATGTTGATCTTCAAGAAGAGTTAGTTGATAATCATAAACTTGTTGTAGAGACTCAATACAAGGAACTAACCCTTGCATCCAAAATAAACCACCTATATAAAGGAATGGTTGCCGGTCTTAGCAAAGGGTTTGAAAAACTAGCTGACCCTGCAGTCATATTTGCTTTTATCGGTAAATCGTTACTACAAGGTAACTCCCAAGCAGTACAGCTACAGAAAAATATGACCATATCAGCTTCAGCTGCAAGAGGTCTAAGAACAGAATTAGCAGGAGCAGCAATAGCTTCAGGTTCTAATTTTATCACTACAGATAAAATGATTAAGAGCTATATTGAACTTACAAAGTATGTAGGTCAATCAGCTCACATATTAGGTACAGAAGCGGTTAAAAGTGCTACGTACTTAACAGAGAAACTGCATTTAAGCGGTGAAGCAGCAGGTCAACTTGTAACAATGACTAGGTTGACAGGCAGAAGTACTGAAGATACTTTTAGAAATATGGGTAAAGTGTTGACTAAGTTCAACATGACCAATAAAACAGCATTTAGCCTAAAAGACTTAATGGAAGCTGTAGGATCAGCTTCTAAAGCTACAGTACTTACTTTAGGAAAATCACCTGAAGGTTTATTAAAAGCAGCTGCAGCAGCAAAAAAATTAGGATTAAATCTTGATGGTGTAGAAAAAATAGCTGACTCTTTATTAGATTTTGAATCATCTATAGAAAACGAATTACAGGCACAGCTACTTACCGGTAATGCATTAAACTTAAATAAAGCAAGAGAATACGCCATGATGGGCGATATGGAAAATCTTGCTAAAGAGGTAGGTAATCAAGAAGCTATAAAGAATGCTTTCGCTACTAAAAACGTTATTGCCCTAAAAGCAGCAGCTCAGGCACTAGTAATGTCAAGAGAAGAACTTGCTAAAATGACATACCAGCAAGAGCTTAATAATATGGGTGCTGAACAATTTAGAGCCAAGTATGGAGAAGTTGCTTATGAAAATGCAAAAGCTCAATCAGCCCAAGATAAGTTTAATGATTTAATAACTAAATCAAAAGACATTTTAGCTAACTTGCTAACTCCTTTACTTCCTATTGTAGAGTTAGTAGGAAAGCTTGCTGCATCTCCACTAGCAGCACCAATATTGGCAGCAGTAGTTGCAATGAAGGCTCTAGGAGGTAGTGTAGGAAGTACTATAAAAGGTGTAGGAACCCTAGTTGGCAAAATGGCCAAGCTAGGTCAAGACGGAGTCGGTAAAACCATCAAAGATAAAGCTGTCAGCTTAAAAGATAAAGTGATGGGAAAATTCCAAGCCGGTAAACAAGAAGGCCTTGGACAAAAAATTACTAAAGACGCACAAGGAAAATTTAGAGACTCTAAAGGTAGATTTGCTAAAAATCCAATGGCTAAAACAATGGATAAAGGAGCTGAAGCTACTGGTAAGATGAAAGAAAAAACTAAAGGAGCAAAAGATCAAGGCCCAGGAGGATTTTTAAAGTCCCTTGGTCAAGGATTAGCTTCTATAGGAAAGAAATTTGGGGATGTAGTAAAAGGTGCTTTAGCTTTAGGTATTGCAGGAGTAGCTATTGGCGG